AAGTTCTTCGGGCGATGGAAGACAACCTGCTGGGCGAAAGCATGTCGGACGTGCATGCCCTCGTCAGCCGGGAATTCTTCGACAAGCTGATCGCGCATCCGAAGACCGAGGAGGCCTACAAGTTCTATGCGGCCACCGGGGCTCAGCCGCTGCGTGAGGATATGCGGCGCAACTTCCCCTTCGCGGGCATCGTGTTCGAAGAATACAGCGGCACCGTCACGCTTTCCACCAAGGCCAGCGAACGGCTGGTCCCGGCCAGCGAAGGGATCGCCTTCCCCCTCGGCACGATGGACACCTTCACCACCTATGGCGGCCCGGCCAACTTGCTGGAGGCGGCCAACACCATGGGCCTGCCACTCTATGCGCGCCAGCATCTCGACGAGAAGGGCCGCTGGATCGATCTGATGACCGAAGCCTCGATCCTGCCAGTCAACAAGCGGCCGCGCATCGCGATCCGCATTCACACCTCGAACTGACAGGTCCGCCATGAACGTCTTTGCCGCCGCCGTGGACCGCATCTATGCCAACTCGTCCATGGCGGTGGCGGCTCTGTGGATCTCAGCCACCACATCAGAGGAAACGCCAATCCGCGTCATCCGCCGCGCCCCGGACCGCATCACCGAATTCGGGGCGGCCCGTTTTGTCAGCGATACCATGATGGTGGACGTGCGCGTGTCCGAGTTGCCCGATCCCCGCTCCGGCGACCTGATCGTGGTTGGGGCTGACAGCTTTACGATCCAGGGAGAACCCATACGGGATCGCGAACGTCTGATCTGGTCGATGGACCTGCGACCGACATGAGGCTGAGGGTCGAGATCAATCCCGACATCGCAGCCTTGATGCAAGCAGAAATTGCCGCCGGGGAAAAGGCAGTGTCAGCCGCCATGCGAGAGGCTGGCACCTCTCTGAAATCCGCCTGGCGGACACAGATCACCGGCGCTGGGCTGGGCATAAGGTTGGGCAACTCCATCCGCCTCGCCAGTTTCCCGAAGTCCGACGACAGCCTGAACGCGGCGGCGCTGGTCTGGTCAAATGCCCCGGTGATTGTCGGTGCGCATGACACTGGGCCGCTGATCCGCTCGAAGAACGGGTTCTGGCTGGCGATCCCCACCCCAGCGGCGGGCAAATCCACGCGCGGCGGCCGGATTACCCCCGGCGAATGGGAGCGCCGCACTGGGTTGCGTCTGCAGTTCATCTATCGCCGGAGGGGCCCAAGCCTGCTGGTGGCCGAAGGACGGCTGAATTCCAAAGGCCGCGCGGTGGCGTCAAAGTCGAAAACCGGACGCGGCGTGGCAACTGTCCCGATTTTCCTGTTGGTGCCGCAGGTCAAGTTGCGAAAGCGGCTGGATCTGGCGCGGGATGCCGAGCGGGCAGTGGACGGTGTGCCTAGGCTGATCGTGGCGAGCTGGGTGGAGAGACAACTGGGCTGACGTCTGCAAAGCGGACGCAGCTGACAGATCGGGCGGCGATAGGAGATCAGGCCCGAAGGTTGATCGCGGCGTCCAAGAGGCCTTTGATGTGGCCGCTCTTGACCATGTAAAGGTCGTCTCTCCCTGCCCGCACTGTGATCCCTGCGAAGTAAGCTGTGAAATCCTTGCCTGACCGTTGGATCACGAAGTTTGGACCGCCACTGAGCCCATCGGGATCGAACGTGAGCTTCAGCAGCGGCTTGAGGTGGAGCAAAGTTTCATCCCGCGGCTGATGATGCGCTTTCAATGTCGTTGCGCGGCGACGGGAGCCAATGTGGTTCTTGTCGTGAAGTTCGTAGAGCTGATCCTCCGAGGGGTATCCGTAGTTTAACACCGCGACGACGGCATCGCTCATGCAGTCCGGCGGAAACTCCCCAAGTTTGAAGAACCTCCGCTGGAGTGTGGGATGCTCCTCGCATGCACTATTGAAGTTGAAAACTACGATGTCCTGCAAGTCGTGCTGCATGCCTTCGGGGGCGATCCCGGGCGCGCTGTAGCCCGACGAGGTCACGGCAAACTCTCCGTCCTCCGTAAGCATGCTGACGTCTTCAGGGTCGACTTCCTTTATCTGGTGGCCAGTGCAGAGCACGAGGAAGTGACCCCGGTAGAGTAGCGGCGTTGCCGAGCCCAACAGGGAGACCCTGAAGGTCACGTCGTGCCTCCAGACAAAAAGATTAAAGCTGTAATGGCCGAGCATGCTCTGCAAGTCGCGCGCGAGCACGTAGACACCGTTGACGGAGACAGAAGTATCGAGACTTTCGAATAACACTTTGCAATACCTTATGCGAATGCAGCTATTTCATTTGCCGCGTCTTCTTTCCTTCGATGCCATACTGCACGCTCAGCGTCACCTGACGAAATTGTCTGGCGGCGGTGGGGCTCGAAGCAGCCGTCGGTAAAGCCATCAGTCTTGGAATAACATATGCCAACTGCCCGCGAAAATGTCCTCGCCGCACTTCACGCGCGGCTGCTTCCCCTTGCCGCCCTCACCTTGCGTGACGAGGTGCTGCCCGAGCGGATCCCGGCAGCCGGGTTGATCATCCTGCGCGACGGTCAGCCGGGCGAGCCGGAGGTAACGCTTTCGCCCCTGCGGTATCACTACCAGCACCGGGTCGAGCTCGAGGTCGTCGTCCAGGCCCCGAATGGCCGCGCCACGGCATTCGATAGCCTGATCACTGCAATCGGCACCGCGCTGGAGGCTGACCGCACGCTGGGCGGTCTTTGCGACTGGGCCGAACCCGAAGCCCCGGCCTCTGTCGATCTGCCCGTTGAGGGCGCGGCGGCCCTGAAGGCGGCGGTGATCACCGTCGTGTTGCACTATACCACTACCGGCCCTCTGGCCTGACACCCCACCATAAAAGGAGACTCCCATGGCACGTGCGCAAGGCGCGCGGGCGCAGATGGCGCTTGCATATGAGACAGTTTACGGCACCCCGCCGCTCAGTGGTTTCACAAAGATGCCCTTTGCCAGCACTTCGCTGGGGTCAGAACAGCCGCTCCTGAACAGCGAATTGCTTGGGTATGGCCGCGACCCTCTCGCCCCGATCAAGGACGCGGTGACGGCTGATGGCGATGTGATGGTCCCGATTGATGCCGAAGCCTTCGGGTTCTGGCTGAAGGCGGCCTTCGGGGATCCGATTACCTCTGGCGCGGTGCCCTACACCCATGAGTTTCGGTCGGGCAGCTGGACCCTGCCATCGATGTCGATCGAGACCGGCATGCCTGAGGTGCCGCGTTTTGCGATGTATTCCGGCTGCGTGCTGGATCAGCTGTCGTGGCAGGTTCAACGCTCTGGCCTGCTGACCGCCACGGCCCGTCTGGTCGCCCAAGGTGAGACCATCGCCACTTTGAGCGGCGCGGGCACGCCTGCTGAGCTCGCTCTGAAGCGGTTCGGCCATTTCAACGGCGCGATCAGCCGCAATGGCAGCGCACTCGGCAATGTCGTCTCCGCCGAAATCACCTATGCCAACAACCTCGACCGGATCGAGACCATCCGCAGCGATGGCAAGATCGACGGGGCAGACCCGTCCATCGCAGCACTTACCGGCCGGATCGAGGTCCGCTTTGCCGACAGCACGCTGGTGATGCAGGCGATCAACGGCGATCCCTGCGAGATCAGCTTCGCCTATGTCCTGCCCTCGGGCGAAAGTTTCACCTTCACCGTCCACGCCGTCTACCTGCCGCGCCCGCGTTTCGAGATTTCCGGGCCGCAGGGCGTGCAGGCGACATTCGACTGGCAAGCGGCGAAAGCCACCAGCCCCGCCCGCATGTGCACCGCAACCCTGATCAACGATATCGAGGCCTACTGATGATCCGTCTGAACCTGACCTCTACGCCGCAATGGCTGGACCTCGCCCCCGGCTTGCGCCTGCTGGTTGCCCCCCTGACCACCGCCTTGATGGTATCGGCCCGTGCGGATCCCGCTATCGAAGGACTGCCCGATGGTGCCAGCCAGGAAGACTTGGCACTGGCCATGGCCAAGGCCGTGGCCCGCCGCGCGGTGCTGGATTGGGAAGGCGTCGGCGATGACGCGGGCAATATCGTGCCCGTCACCCCCGAGGGCATCGACGCCCTTCTAGAAATCTGGCCGGTCTTCGAGGCCTTCCAGACTCAATACGTCGCGCGTGGCCTGATCCTGGACGCGGAAAAAAACGTCTCCGCGCCCTCGCCGAGTGGTCATTCGGCGGGGGCGACCGCTACTGTTCGGCCTGCACGGGGCGCTGCCCCGACTGCCCCGCAAGACTGAACCAGCCACACACGCAGGAGGGCTGGCAGGTCTGGGATCTGGTCGGCCGCCTCGGAGGCCAGCTGCGGGTGATCCCGGGTGCGGTGTTGGGCTGGGACATGGGCGCGGCCCTCGCACTCGCGGCCGCGCTAGGCATCGACGCCCTGATCGCCGCCGAACTGCTGCCAGAAATCGAGGCGGTGATGGTCCGCAAACTGAACGAACAAATGGAAGGAAGCCGCGATGGCTGAGAAAAGGGTCTCTGTCCGCCTCGTAGCGGAAGGCGGCCGCCAGGTGCGCGCCGAGTTGGAAGGCGTCGGTGAGGCAGGCGCGCGCGGGTTCGGGCGGCTGTCGCGCGAGATGGACATGGCGAATGCGCGCGTTGCCGC